GCGCCAGTAGATGCGAATATTGTAACAAACTAGTATTTCTCCATACACTTTGCGAAGCCGTCTTTTCACAAGGGCGGCTTTTCTATTTAGAAACAAATACTACAATATTAAGTTATATAAGTATGATAGTTCTACAAGAAACGGCAAACGCGCAAACCTTTAGCTTTATACCAAGAAGCCAAAGTTACGATGCTTTGTTTTTAACGGACGACCAAACAAACGTAGAAGTAGAAGTTACCATTGATTCAAGTACGCAAGGGGACTACTTAGACACGATTACAGCGACTTTTAGTTTAACTGAGGGACGTTTCTATAACTTGGTAGTAAAAGACGGTGCAGACGTAATATTTAAGGATAGGGTATTTTGCACTAACCAAGCAGTAGTTTCTTTTAGCGTAAACAACGGGCAGTATACTTCTAATTCTACAACTAACGACTTTATTGTTTATGAATAACATACACGTATTAAAATTAAGCGAATATTCAAGACCTGAAATAACCGAGTCTAAGCGCGAAGCGTGGGTAGAATACGGTGCAGACAATAACTACTACCAATACTTAATAGATAGGTATACAAATTCTACTACGAACAACGCTATTATAAATAACATTACGCGTTTAGTTTACGGAAAAGGTTTAAGTGCTATAGATGCTTCTAGGAAACCTAACGAGTACGCACAAATGATGGCACTATTTTCTAAAACTTGTGTTCGTCAAATGGTAAGCGATATTAAAATGTTAGGGCAATGTGCGGTACAAGTCATATATTCTAAAGACAGAAAAAAGATTAGCAAGGTATACCACGTTCCTGTTCAGCTATTACGTGCGGAAAAGTGCAACGAAAAGGGCGAAATAGAAGCGTATTACTATTGTGATAACTGGCAAGACCTAAGAAACTTTACACCTAAGCGAATACCTGCATACGGCTTTTCTAACGAACCTATTGAAATAATGTTTATAAGACCTTATTCGGTAGGTATGAAGTATTATAGTTATGTAGACTATCACGGTGCGTTACCATACGCGGAACTTGAAGAAGACATTTCTACATATTTAATTAACGAAGTAAACAACGGTTTTTCAGGACGCGCTGTAATTAATTTCAACAACGGTGTACCAAGTGAAGAACAGCAAACTTTAATTAAGCAACAAGTTTTAAACCAACTAACGGGAACGAAAGGCGAAAAGGTAATAGTAGCTTTTAACAATAACCAAGACAGCAAGACTACGGTAGATTCTATGCCTGTAAACGATGCGCCTGACTTGTACGATACTTTAAGCAAAGAAGCGTTAAGTAAGATTATGTTAGGACACAACGTAACAAGTCCTTTACTATTTGGTATTGCTACTACTACGGGTTTTTCTAGTAACGCAGACGAACTACAAAATTCTTATATATTGTTTGACAATATGGTTATTAGACCTATGCAAGAACTTTTATTAGACGCAATAGACACTATTTTAGGTTACAACGGTATAGCCTTAAAGACATATTTTAGAACTTTAAAGCCGTTAGAATTTACCGACTTAGAAAACGCGATGACTGAAGAACAAGCGGTAGAAGAAACTGGTGTAGAATTAAGTTCACAAGACGACAAAATAGCACAAGCGTTAATAGACTTAGGCGAAGACCCTAAAGAAAATTGGCTACTAATAGACGAAGCACCTGTAGACTACGACACGGACGAAGAAGAAAACGAACTACTATCTAAAGAACCTAATCAAAGCCTTTTAAGTAAAATATACAACTTTGTAAGCACGGGCGACGCAAGACCAAATATAAGAAGTAAGCAAGACGATGTTATAGACGGAATTAAGTTTGTTACACGTTATGTTTACGCGGGTACGGTACATTCAAATACTAGACCATTTTGCGTACAAATGATTAACGCGAATAAGATATACCGAAAAGAAGACATAGTAGGTATGAGTACTAAAGTAGTAAACGAAGGTTGGGGACCAAAAGGAATAGACACTTACGATATATTTAAGTACAAGGGTGGCGGTAATTGTCACCACCGATGGAACAAGCAAGTGTACGCAACTTTTGAAGGTACGGCTTTAGACATACCAAACGCTAAACAAATAGCACAAGCGAAAGCGGCTAAGTTTGGCTACGTAGTTAAAAACGATAAGTTAGTTAGTACGCGTCCAGTAGATATGCCGAATTATGGTTTTTTACCAAGCAACCCACAACCTAAAAGAAAAATTGTTAGATAATGGCTGAAGCACTACTTATAACACGAAGCGACTTAGTAAGGTTTACTACCGTTAACGGCAACGTAGACACGGACAAATTTATTCAGTACATTAAAATAGCACAAGACATTCATATTCAAAACTATTTAGGTACTGACTTACTAAACAAAATAAAAGCGGATATTATCGCAAGTACTTTAACGGGTAACTACGAAACGTTAGTAGAATCATTTTAAAGCCAATGTTAATACACTGGGCAATGGTAGAATATTTACCTTTTGCAGCGTATACAATTTCTAACAAAGGCGTATACAAACACGGTTCTGAAAACGCAACAAACGCAGAAAAAAACGAAATAGACTTTTTACTAGAAAAAGAACGTAAAATAGCACAACACTACACCGAAAGATTTATAGATTATATTAGTTTTAACCAAGACTTGTTTCCTGAATACAATAGTAATTCAAATGGAGATATGTACCCTGACACTAACAATAATTTTATAGGCTGGGTTTTATGAGGCAATACAAACCAAAAGACGAAAACGTAAAGAAGTTAAAACTTTACTTAAAAAAAATAGAAAATGGCGGACAAAAAGATAAGTCAGTTAACGGCAAAAGGTAGTAATTTAGTTGCTAGTGACCGCGTAGCACTCGCACAAGACGATGGCGCAGGTGCTTTTAGCACTAAGTATGTTTTAGGTTCACAAGTACACAACTGGGATATTAACAAAGAGGCAGCAAGTTACACGCTAGTTTTAAGTGACGCACACCATTACGTAGAAATGGAAGTTTCTAGTGCTAACGTATTAACAATACCTACAAACGCTACGGTAGCTTTTCCTATTGGTACAGAAATACGCGTAACGCAGTTAGGCACGGGACAAACTACTATTACACCAATTGCGGGAGTTACATTGAGAAGTAACGCGGGTAAAAACAAAACTACGGGACAATATTCGGTAGCTACGTTATTTAAACGTGGCCTAACGAATGGTATTTAAGCGGAGATATAACAACTTAAAAAAATGGCAAACGCAAACGGATGGGGCGATGGTGCTTCAAATAATAACATAGGTTGGGGAAAAGGCGCAGATAACGCTATCGGTTGGGGTGACATTCAAGCAGATAGTTACGCGGGTTTAACTGACATAGTAGGGGTAGCAGGAGTTGACCCCGACGCACAAGCATTTATAACAGCGGCTGCAATAACAGACCCAACACAACAAACGGCAATCAATACTTTGGTCGTTGACTTGAAAGGTTATTCAATATGGAATAAATTTTCAGCTTTGTATCCTTTTGTTGGGAATACTAATGCACAGCATACTTGGAATTTAAAAGATACAACTACTTATAAAATTACTTGGTATGGTGGCGTCACAAGTTCTGCTAATGGTATTTTAGGAAACGGAACTAATGGGTACGGAGATACGTTTTTAGCTAACAATGTAATGGCTCAAAACGATGCTCATATATCATTATATTCAAGGACTGACACAAATGCAGCAGCTTATGATATGGGTTCTTGGAATGGTAGTATTTTTGGTTCATTTATTAGGGCAAGAGCTGGTGGAAATTTTCAACACACTATAAATAGTTCAACTTATTCAGTTAATGCTAATTCAGATGGAAGAGGTTTTTATTTAGTTTCAAGAAAAAATAATACAAGTATAACTGGATATAAAAATAATACACCTTATTTAAATTCATTTGTTACTTCAGATTCAAATATTGCAACCTCATTTAAAATATTAAGAGTCGGTGAATATAATGGTGAATACTCACCAAGAAACTTAGCCTTCGCCTCAATAGG